TCCTGATATAGATTCCATTTCAGAATCGCTAATACCATCAAAAATTGTTTCTTCTGGCTTCATAAACTTTAAGTATTTATTAATAAAGGCCTACTCTATTAAAGCTTTTCGGCATTTGCTCCTTTAGCTAGTAAAATCCAAACTTTATGTTGTAGGATCTACTGTTTTCTGCTGTTCCTGCTTCCCTTTATTATTACAGCATTTAATAGCATAACCATCACCTGCGGCTGATTCTCCTTGAGATTCAGACTGTACTTCAGCAGTCCCCCCTGCTATAGATTCCATTTCAGAATCGCTAATACCATCAAAAATTGTTTCTTCTGGCTTCATAAACTTTAAGTATTTATTAATAAGGCCTACTCTATTAAGCTTTTCGGCATCCGCTCCTTTTATCAGTAAGGTCTGGGCTATAATTATTCAGTGATATAATTATATTTAATTTGATATTGCAAGTATAATCCTACATAGTCCGACCATTCCGGACTGAATAAAAAAAAGAATATTTTTAGCTTTTTTTTGCATTAAAACAAAAAAGCTTACTATTCATCCCAAAGAAGCGTATTCTGTTCGCATTCAATAGGATCAAAACATTTCCAACAAAAAGCTACTGAAATTTAATAGAAAATTTTAGGAAATAAAAAGAGAAGACAGACTACACCTGTAACATATTTATAAGAATTCAACATCTTTCCTTTCACATCTCATATATAATACCTACATTTACTACCATTATATATAAAAGACATAATAACTATGAGAAAAAAGAGGGTTATAAATTGGATGGTAATACTAAGCATACTTCTTACAGGGTGCAAACAAAAAAAGGATACTTTACAAACTTTGTTGCCTCCACTGGTGAAGGCGGAACACATTATGTATGAATACCCGGATAGTGCATTACACATATTGCAAGAAATGCAAATGCCTGCATCCTCGGATAAATTGCAAAAGGCCACATGGGCTTTATTACTAACCCAAGCCAAATACAAAAATTATATAGAAGAAGTGGAAGACTCCACTTTAATTAATATAGCATACAATTATTTTATGCAGCAAGAGGATGCGCAACGTAGAGCGATGGTGCTGTATTATAAAGGTATATTGTGCAAAAAAGCCGGCAAAACAGAAGAGGCACAAAAACTCTATCTGGCAGCAATAGAGGAAGTAGAGAAGCTAGAAGATTACCAATTGGCACACCTTATATATGTAGAACTAGGCGAGTTCTATGTTTTTCGAGAATTATATGAGGACGCTTTTAAAAACTTTGAAAAAGCACTTCATTATGCAGAGTTAGCAAATAATGATAAATATATATGCTCTTCCTATATTTTTCTTGCAAGAGCTATTTCTGCATTAAACCAAATGAATACTTCGATAGAATATTATCAGAAAGCGATTCTGTTAGCTGAGAAAATTAAAGATAACTATTTGTGTTCAGGCGCCATGAATGAATTGGCAGGAATATATACGAATATAAAGGATTATCAATCTGCATTGAAATATGCACAGAAAGCACTACAGATAAATGAAACAGACGAGATTGAATCCTTAGGGCAGAACTTCTTGGGATTAGGTGAAATTTATTACTACCTTGCTATTCCTGATTCTGCTTATTACTATTTTAACAAAGCATTGTATTCTTCAAGTATCTATACAGTTCGTGCAGCTTATCAAGGTTTATATTATGTAAGCCGGGATAATCATGAATATGAAAAGATTTCAGTTTATTGCGACCAGCTATTGAATTATCAGGACTCGATACAAACCCTAAATAAAAGTAGAGAATTAGCTGAAATACAAAAGAAATACGACCAGCAGAAAATCATCAATGAAAACAGCCAGTTAGAAATGGATAAGAAGAATATGCTTAATATGATATTGCTTGCAGGAATTGGAATAGCTATGGGAATAGCAATCATGGTATATGTGTATCAAAAAAAGCTGCTTCGTAAGGAACGTCTACTTCAGAGAAAGGAAGAAGAAATAAACCAGAATACCATTAAAATACAAGAGAATGAGATGATAATCGTCCGCAATAGAAACCGGATGGAAGAACTCACCATGCAGATAGAAGAAAACAAAGGAGTACAAGAACAACTGGAAGAACAACATAAAGCATTGGTCGAAATACAGCAGCAAAACGAGAGTCTGAAGCAAGAGAATGAAACGCTTCAAAACAATATAGATAAATATTCCATGTATCCTATGATGGCGGCAATGAAGTCGTTATGGATGCCGGCATTCCGGGCGATAAGACCATCACCGATGCGTACCAGAGCGATGTAGAGATTTCATTTGCAAAGGTAGATGTAGACGGCAGGGAAATGGCAAACTGTGCGTTTACGCTGACAGGTCCCGGCGGTTTTTCCAAGACCTTGACAGCACCGGAAACCATTGCAAATCTGGCAAAGGGTGAATACACTCTGACAGAGACTGCAGTTAAGGGCTACGCACCGCTGAGCGTGACATTCAGCGTAGATGAAAGCGGCTATGTGGTTGCCAATCATCCGGACGGCAGCCCGATTGAAAACAATAACTGTATTTTTGCGGCAAATAAGGTTACCGCTATCAACCGTTCGCAGATCAGCGTGGACAAGCAGGACATTGCAGATTCCGCAGAACTGGCAGGCGCAATCATCAAGATCACCCGGACAGACGGCAGTCTGAACGCAGATGTGCTGGAGGTCAAGCGTGGAGAAACTTCGCTGACAAAGGCAGACTCCCTGGAGGACAACGCCGATTACGGCAAGTATACGCAGACATCCGATACCATCACCTTTGTTTCAGACGGCAAAAACAAGACTGACATCATCGGTCTGCCGGACGGCGAATATATCATGGAAGAAGTCGCTGCACCGGACGGCTACAATAAGGTAAGCACAAGCTTCACCTTTACCATAAAGAATGGTCAGGTAACACAGACTTCCGCCGTTTCTGAGGAATATGACGTTTCTGATAATGAAATCGTCATGAAGGACAGCATCAAGAAAACGGTTTCTGTTAGTAAGCAGGCAGTCGGCGGCGGCGAAGAACTCACCGGAGCCGTACTGAAACTGACTGCACCGGACGGCGTTGACCTGTCCAAGGTGGGTTATGCTTACGGCGACAAGTCTACGGACGGCATCGCAAATGACGGCAAAACCATCAGCTGGACATCCGACGGCACAAAGGGCAGCGTAGAGCTGACCGATCTTCCGGCAGGCACATACACCCTGGAAGAGATCACTGCTCCGGACGGCTTTACCAAAAAGACTGAGACCATGACCTTTGTGGTCGGCGCAGACGGCAAGGTCGAAACCGTAAACAATCTGACGAAAAAGGATGATAAGACTGTTGTCATGGAAGATGCACCATCCGAAGTGTCCATCGTAAAGGTGGGCAAGGACGGAGATGCTGCACAGGGACTGCCCGGTGCAGATATGAAACTGACCTATGAGGGCGGCGCAGATCTGTCTCATGTAACCGCAGAAAACGGCAAGATCGAAGGCAATGCGACTGGCTCCAAGGTCATCACCTGGACATCCGGCGACAAGGCAATTCTGCTGAAACAGCTCCCGGACGGCAAGTATACCCTGGAAGAAACGATTGCACCGGACGGCTATGAACTGACCACCAAGATCACATTTGAAGTGGTGAAAGGCAAGGTGCAGAACGTAGAAGTCGGTGAGAGCAAGACGAACAAATACGATGAGACAACCGGTCTTATCACCATGTTCGATGCACTGAAAAAGGTGACATCCTCCAGCTCGGAAACCAGCAGTTCGTCTGAGACAACAGTTACAACAAAAACCACATCGGTTTCCAGCAGCGTGACATCCGGCAGCAGTTCCTCTTCGGAATCTGCATCCGGCACGCAGACAACGGAAACCTCGACCGTATCCGCAAGCAATACTACGGCAACCGTATCCGGTACAACTGTATCGTCTGTTACCGTTGTCACCGAATCTTCTACATCCGCTACAACCCAGACCAATACCGACACTGTCACTGTCACCAGCAGTGCAACAGTATCTTCCACTAGTGCAACACAAACCAGCGCCGGACCCACCAACACCACGACCAGCGGCACAACAGTGACCACATCCGGCAGTGCGTCGGGTACTGTCACATCAACCACAGGTTCTACATAATCCAGTGCAGGTCCGACCAATACCACCACCAGCGGAACAACTACCTCTGCGGTAAGCACATCGTCGGAAAGCACTTCGGAAACCGGTTCTGAGACGACAACATCTGTCAGCGCCGATACCACGACTGTTTCTGCAACGGAAACGGAGACGGATACCACAGCACCGACCGAGACGACCACCGTATCGGAGACCGGAACGGAAACAAGTACTACTACGACCGCAGCAACAACGACCACAACCACAGTAATCACAACAACCTCTGAAACAGAAGATACGACTACCGAAGAGACCACAACCGAAGAAACGACCACAGAAACAACAGAAACCACCACCGTTACCACAGAACGTCCGGACGGCTATCTCATCCGCAAGTGCGACGCAGGCGGCAAGGAGATCGGCGGCGTGAAGCTCACACACCGCCTTATTTCCGACTACATCGAGAAGATCACCGCAGAGGAGTAACCACCCATGAACGTAAAGCACACAAAGAAGCCCGAAACGCGTGTAGACGTTAAATACCTGTCGTCGTTGGGTATCAAAACCTACGGCGACAATAACCTATACCCGCAAACGGTGCGCGATATTGTCGATTCGTCGCCCACAGGTCGCACCTGTGTCGAGCGGCGTTCGACATATATCGAGGGAAACGGCCTCGCATCGCAAGCGTTGGCCGAAACCGTGTGCGACACGCGAGGGAATACGGTAGACGACGTTCATCACTTGTGCGCCGACGATGTAGCCTACCAAGACGGCCTTGCCCTACACGTCAATTACAATATTCTCGGACAGATCGTGTCGATGGCGCACGTTCCGTTCGAGAATTGCCGCCTTGAAGAGGAGGACGACGACGGCGTTATAAGCCATATCGTCGTACACCCCGATTGGCGGGGTAAAAAGACGCGCGGCGGCAAAGCCGTAAAGGTAACCATCGAAACAATCGAGGTGTTCCCGGTCTTCAATCCGTCGCCCGATGTCGTGCAGTTGCAGATACAGGCCGCAGGCGGTATCGAATTCTACAAGGGTCAGATTCTCTACATTTCACGTGCCGGGCGAAATGCCTATCCCCTGCCGTTGGTCGACGTCGTATTGACCGACATGTCGACGGACGAGGGGCTTTCGAACGTCAACAACCGAAACGTCCGAAACAATTTCCTAACGGCGGGTATGCTCATTACGAAGCGCGGACAAGGTAGCAGCACGGTCGACGGCGACAAAGACGGCGCATCGTCCGACGACGGATTTACGGAAGAATTCGAAAAGCTGCAAGGCGATACGAATTCGCTTAAAATCATGCAGGTTGAGATTGAAACCGACGAGGATAAGCCCGAATTCGTACCGTTCAAGACGAACAACTACGACAAGGAGTTTACAGCCACAACGAAAGCCGTAACCGATAACATCTATGCGGCGCTCAACCAAGAAACATTCGGAAGATTACGCAGCGGCAGTATCGGGTTCACAGGCGACCTTGCGAACGACGTGAAGCGCGAATACTGCGAGCAGGTAGCGAAGCAGCAACGGATGTTATCGCGTGCGTATCGGGCTATTTTCAGCCATTGGGAACCGAACACGATTCCGTACACCGGAGCGGGCGATGCTGCCATCGAACCGCTCGTAAAATCTATTGCCAACGATGCGACATCTGATTGAACCGTGCGACGTCGATAAATACGCCCGCCCCTGCGACATGGACGACGAGATTATCGCCCGCGCCATCGAAGAGGCCGAATTGCTCGACATCAAACCGAAGCTGGGCGACGAACTGTTCATGCGGCTACTTACGCACGTGCAATTCGCCGTACTCCTTAATGGCGGCGAGTACACCGACGAATGCAGGAACCAGCGGCATTTCGTCGGTCTGCGGCGGACGCTGGCATACTACGTTTGGGCGCGCCTCGTCAAAACGAGTGTAAACCATTTGACACGCTTCGGCTTCGTGCAGAAGCGCGACGAATATTCACAGGCGACCGAATACCGCGAGCGGCAAACGGCGTACAACGACGCTTTCGCCATCGCTGACGGTTATATGAAAGAGTGCCTTGCCTACATCCAAGCAAAGCCGGAAATTTTCGCTGATTATACGCTCAAGGGGAAAGTCAAGGCCAATCGAACGAAATTCAAAATTTTAGGCAATTAACTATGTATGACATCAAATTAGGGCAGGGATGCGGCATCAAAGCCACGATGTTGACTCCGGCAGGCGGCGTCTGCGATCTGCGCCGGGCACGCTATATCGCAGCGTCACTCGTACTGCCGTCCGGTGCGACCATGAACTGCGAGGACATCGCGTTTAACGAGGTCACGAACGGCGTCTATGTCCGCCTGCTCGGAACCCGCGAACTGACTACCACAGGGCAATACGGCATCGTCTTCAACGTCAAACTGGAAGACAAGACGATGTATTCGACGCCCGTTGTGTGGTTCGCAGAGGTCAAAGAGGACGCCCCGACGGGCTATCACGAACTGACGCTATCGCTGTCGCTTACCGTCGTAAATTTCCCGGATAATGTTTCCTATACAGGAGCGTCGCCAAAAATCAGCGACAAAAATACGTGGCTGGTCTACGACGATGATCTCAACGCGTATGTCGACACGGGTATCGAGGTCGGATATGCGAACCTGCTGTCACGCTACGACGGTAAGTTTGCCGAAATCGTTGTCCCGTGTACCGAGGCAACCAACGCGGCCGCAGCGGGTCCCGGCCGCCGCCACCCAACACC